AGTACTCACGTTTAATCCAGCATGGCATGATACTTAACTTAGGTAACATTACTTTCAACACTTCATCGTGGTTGTACGTAATTCGTTGATTTTTGTTATTAACGAAAGTTATGATTTGATTACGACCTAGCCAAGATTTTCGTACTACAAAGTTAGCACGTTCGATCGGTGGATAGATAGCAGCTAATTCTTCAGGACTTAGCTTAGCTATTGCTTGAGCGATTAATTCTTTACTTGACAATGTAGTTTCTACAACTTCAACTTGAGTTTCTTTAACTTTTTTCATAATTATTATATTTATATTGTTATTATTTATTTACATTATTATTATCAATTTAACTTCGTATTTGTTTTGTAAGTTATTTTATTTTTATTTATTTATTTTATTATTTATTTATTTTACTTACATTTATATTATCAATTTAACTTCGTATCCAGACTGTAAATGCTATACGCTTCGCTCCGCTCGCTAGCTCGCACAGCTCCGCCTGTCAATTCCCCCTAGAGAGAGTATTAGAGCCTACTACTAGACCCTAGGTTTGTTGAGTTGGATTATATTAACCCAGACTCAAATTCTATGTAGTCAATCACTTGATCTTCATCATAATCATCATACGTGCCTTCAACTACTATTTCATAATTTGTGTTACGTTCGTAACCGCGATTAATTAACTCTATATATCCATATCCATAGTCGCAATCAAAGTTTTGTTTAGTTATCATAATATTTATATTTAATTTGTTATTCATATATATTATCATTTTCACTTCGTGTTCGTCTTGTAAGCAATGCTATACGCGTATGCTATACGCTTCGCGCTACGCGCTCCGCTTGTATCATATACATATCATCACAATCACACAGGCCGGCTATATCGCAACGAATTCACACCAGCTAAACAAACGCATACCGGAATAACTAGATCGTTTAAATAGCTAGTAATTGTGCACACGTACGCATCAAACCGAAAAGGTAAATCCTTTTTTCACAATCCAAAATCGAGTCGGGGGCTGGGCTTTTTCAAAGTCATTTCCGTTGGGCTATGACGGTTTCAGAATGTGTATATAACCCTTTACCTATATATTTGCAATAAAAAATATCCTAAAATGCGACATTAGGTACTTAAATATAAAAATAGTAGGCTAACGTCACACTGTAAAAATGGTATACTATGCGTAATAGTATAAACTATAACTTAAAATGCTTTATTATGAGAATGTCTGGAACAAAACCGATTAAAAATACAATGAGAAAACAATCGCCTGTTAAGATGGTGAATGCGGCTGGCGCTGCAATGGGGGCTGCTAAAAAAGGATTAGAGAAAGCTACAGAAGCAGCTACTAAAAAAGTTGCTAAAAAAGAAGCTACAACAACTAAATCTACACCTACTACAAAATCTAGTAGACCTACTGTTAAAGGTAAAGCTACTATGGAAAAAACCCCGGCAATGCAACTGAAGAAAGCTGGTAAGTCTAGTTGTAAATAATATATTATGCCTGGTACTCCTGTTAAAAAATCTCCCTTGTTAAAGCAAAAGTTATCGCCTTTGGCTGCTAAGAAGAAAGCTGAGAGAGATCTTGCTTATGCTAAGACTGACGATAGGAGAAAAAAGAAGGCCCATGCGCAGAGGATGCATCGTAGTAACCCTGGTAATAATGGTAAAGACTACGATCACAAAGATGGTAAGTTTAAAAGTGTTAAAAGCAATAGGGGAAATGATGGTGAGGGCACTAAGAAAGAGGGTGGTAAAAAATATAAGATAACTAACTAATATGGCTACGCAAAGATTTATGGGTAGAGGTCAACTAGTTGATAGGTTGATGGCTCAAGTTGGTAGTAGATCGTTGGCTATTGGTATATTAAAGAAAAGGGGTGATATGACTGCATCTGGTGAATTAACTGCTAAAGGTATGAAGAGAAATAATATGACAGCAGAAGAAAGAGCTAAGGATCGTGCTTCAAAAGCAACGGGTAAATCACCTAGTAGTTTTAATTATAATCCAGCAACTAATAGAACAAAATTAAAATGAACACAAAAGGTATAGGACCTCAAAGGTTAGGAACAAGTAAAAACAATGGTTATACTATTGGCGAAGGTAAAGGTTGCGGATGTAGTCCTTTGCATAAAACTGCTGCATGGACACGCAAAGAAGGTAAAGATCCTAAAGGCGGATTGAATGCGAAAGGTGTTGCAAGTTACAGAAGGGAGAATCCAGGAAGTAAATTGCAAACAGCAGTAACAAAAAAGCCATCGGAATTGAAACCTGGTAGTAAAGATGCGAAGCGTAGAAAGTCTTTCTGTGCTAGAATGTCTGGTATGCCAGGGCCTATGAAAAAACCAAATGGTGAACCAACTAGAAAAAAATTAGCATTAGACAAATGGAATTGCTAGAATATTATTATGAAAACAATTAAAAAGAAAGTTCAACCTACAATGGTTAAAAAATCCCCGTTAAAGAAACTTACGGATCTTAGTGGGGATGGGAAAGTTACACAAAAGGATGTTTTAATTGGGAAAGGAGTTATTAAGTCTCCATTAAAGCAAACAGTTAAGGATTCTTGTTATAAAAAAGTTAAGGCTACTTATAAGGTTTTTCCATCTGCGTATGCTAGTGGAGCTATAGCTAAATGTAGAAAAAACAAAGGTAACAAGTAATGGCTGTCCGTAAAACAGAAAAGGGGGCATCGTTAAAAAGATGGTTTAAAGAAAAGTGGACTGATGAAAAGGGTAATGTATGTGGCTCTCCTAAAAGAAAGGGTACTAAAGCCTGCCGTCCTTCTGTTAGAGTAAACGCATCTTCGCCAAAACCGTGGAGCGAGATGTCTAGTGCAGAAAAATCAAAAGTAGTAAGAGCTAAAAAGCAAGTGGGTATGGGAGCCAGAAGATCTAGTAAAAGCAATGTTTCATAAAATAAATATAAAAGTAAATAATGGCAATAGCTTATAGTTACCCTAAAGGGACACCTGCATTAAATGATACTATTATTGGCATACAATATGAGGAAAATAAAGAGCCCGCTGTAAAACAATTTAGTATAGATGAAGTTTTAGACTTAGTCCCCGTTGTTAATACAGAATTACCCTATAAAGTATACACAGCTCTATTAACACAGATTGGTGAGAGTAGTCAACAAATATTAACAAGTGGAAACTCTTTAACAATAGGTGTAACATATGTAATTACTGACGATGGACCTGGGTATGTGCTTGGGGATTTTACAAATGTAGGGGCACCAAATAATGAACTAGGTACATCGTTTGTAGCAACAGGTACAACACCTAATGATTGGGGTACTGATATAATACTTCTTTACGACACAGGAGTTCCAGTAGTAACAGTGTTAGAAAACACTATTGGGAATATATGGTTTACATATATTAGCGCAGGTGAATACTCCATTAATTCTAATGAGTTATTCACTACAGATAAAACTTTTGTTATTATAGTAGCTGGATCAGTTGGTAGACCTGACATCTTGGCAACTTATACAGACATTACTGATTCTAATATATCATTATTATCATATCGAATAGCCGAGGATGATTTACAAGATGACCTATTATTAAATGCTTCAATTGAAATAAGAGTATATAAGTAATAAACATAAAATAAATAAATGGCAATATCTAATGCATATCCAAAGGGTATACCTGTTGAGGATTTCGACTTATTTGTAGGAACAAAAGCTTATAATAATAGGACAGTGAATTATACTGGCCAAGATATTGCTGATTATTTAAATATAAATGCAAAAATAGCAATAGGGGGACAGTTATCATTTAAATTTAGCGTTGTTCCTAATATACCCAAGACAATAGCTTTTGAAGGAGGGTTGGGCGACAATACAGCGTTTTCAGCTATAACTAAACTAATTGTATCCGCTATTGATTTATCTAGTTCCAATATAACAATATTCTTGAACTATTTAAATAATAGTCAAATATTATTGTCGCAACAAAACCAACCAAACTTTTTTGGTCATTATAAAATAACCGGATATACGCAAATAGGTACAACAGATTTTTATGAATTAGATCTGGAATTTATTGGTGGCAACGGTACTATTGGTGATGATCAGTATTATGATATTGTTTCATTTGTATTAACGTCAGGAGGTCCAACTACAACTCCAACACTTCAAGAGGTAATGGAAGTAGGTAGAAGTTATATTGAAACTATCGGTGATTTTACATATACATTAGATTTTTTTAGCGACACACTTTTTCTTAATGTAGCAGACAGCACTTTAAACACAATTTATGGCATTCAACTTTCACAAGAAGCACAATTATATTTTCATAGTCAAGATGACAATAAATACTCTTCCGTAAATACAAATCTAGATGGTGCTTTTTTACAAGCATACGAAACAGATAATTTAGGCACAATTATTAAATCTAATATTTTAAAAGTTCCTTTTAAAACAAGCGGGTCTGGTTCGGCTATTTTTCAAGTTCAAAACAATCTACCTGCTGGAACTTATGAATTAGCTACATTAGACGACATTCCAACTACAAGCGGAATACCTCACGCTACTGCATCAGGAACCGACACATATACCGCTACAATTACAGGGGTTGCTGCGTATAATGATGCTGACGCTTATTTAATAAGATTTACAAATGGAAACACCACGAGTGCTACATTAAATATAAATGGATTAGGCGCAATACCACTGTATAGAAATAATGATGGGGCTTTAATTGGTGGTGATATAGTTAGCAATGGAGAAATGCTTTGTGTGTATAACTCCACCCTTAATGTTTTTCAGACTATTGGCACAGCTCCAAACACTTTATTGTCGTATGTTACAAACGCAGATAGTGTCACAATAACTAAAGGACAAGTTGTATATGCCTTCGGCGGTCAAGGAGATAGAATGACAGTAAAGCTAGCGTCTAATACATCTGATGCTACATCTGCAAGAACTGTAGGTGTTGTATTGTCTGCATCTATAGCCGCAAATCAAAAAGGGTTAATAATGATGCAGGGGCTCTTGGATGGTCTTAATATTCTTCCAACCTCAACATTTGCTGATGGAGATCCTATATACCTTGGGGTTACGCCAGGTTCTATTACTAAAGTAAAACCATACGCTCCAAATCATTTGGTTTATATTGCTACAGTTACTACAGCAAGTAATGGGTCTGCAGGCAGGATGTATGTAAATATACAAAACGGATATGAGCTAGATGAGCTTCATAATGTGCAGGCACAGAACCCATCGCTTAAAGATACACTGTGGTACGATAACACTGTTTCTCCAGCACAGTGGAAGACAGCATCTATATCTACTATTTTAGGATACACTCCTTTAAGTTCTGCTATAATATCTTTAGGTGGATTGACAGGGACTACGCAGACATTTGCAACAGGAACAACGGGGACTGATTTTGGAATATCGTCAGCAGGAACAACACATACGTTTAATCTTCCTACTGCATCAGCTACAAATAGAGGTGCTTTATCTTCATCTGACTGGAGTACGTTTAACGGAAAACAAAGAGATTTATTTGAGTTTAACGCTAAGGAAGGCGTTTATCTGTATGAAAACTTTTTAGGAGCTGGATTAATTGCTAGTAGTTTGTCGGGGTGGTCTGGAGAAAGTTCAGGCGCAGGTTCGTCTATTGTAACGGTAAATAATTACCCTAATAGAACAAATCAGCAAGGAGTTTTAAGACTTGCTACTGGAACAGCAACTACTGGATTAGCACAAGGGAGATTAGGGGATAATAACGCTGGTTCTCATTTTCTTGGAAATGGTGTTTATACTTTACAGTTTTTTGTAAATATTGAAACGCTTTCAGATGTAACCAATAGATTTTATTCGATATTTGGAGCAACCACAAATGCAAACTTTGCCAATACTAGCGGAATGTTTTTTATTTATGATGAAGGAGTAGGAACTTATGGTGCAGCAAGTCCAAATTGGAAGTGCATAACTCGTAATGGAGGCACAATTACATCAACTATTACAAGTGTTGCCGTTACGGCTTCACAATGGTATGTTTTGAGAATAGTTGTAAATGCTGGGGGAACAAGTATAGAATTTTTTATTGATGGAGTTTCAGTAGCTACTCACACAACAAACTTACCAACGCTAATTACACCAAGAATAGCAAACGTTAAAACAACAGGAACAACAAACAGAAATGCTTTTATTGACTATGCGTTATTGCAACAAGTATTTACAACTCCTAGACCTAATTAATTATGATAGCATATAGATATACAATCGGTAATACAAGTATTGAAACATTAGATTTAACTACTATTCCAAATGGTGTAGATTATGAAACTTTTGAGGTATTATTAGAGGAGGTTGCACTTATAAATCAACAATTAACAAATGAACAGTTACTTTTAAAAGTTCAGTTATTAGAAACAGAAATTAATCAAATAAAACAACAATTAAATGAAAATCAAACTACCGAACCCGAAATTTAATTTAGCTTATTTTAAAGACAAGCGAAATTGGTATCACGCAGTAGTAGCAACGCCGATTAGTATGATACTAATATTGTTTTTTGGCTTTAACAATAGAGAGGAATACCCTCTTAGTTGGAATGATTTAAGAACATTATTAGCACCAACTGTAGCAGCAATTATAGTTGGAATATTTGCTAAATTATGGGAGAAAAGACAAGACAAAATAAGAGAAAATTCCTCCGATATGAGAGATGTGTACTTTACTATGATAGCGTCTTTTGGAGCGGGGTTGCTAACTTTATTTTGGCATAATTGGTATTTAATTATATCTTTATTATTAATGTCATTTTATTTATTAATATTTAAACATAAAAAATAGATAACTATGAGTAAAAAAAATTTAGACTCCTTAATAAATAAATGGATAAGCAGAAAACTCTTTGTTTTTTTAGTAGCTAGTGGGTTATTAATGTTTGCTGATTTAGAATCATCTGATTGGGCATTAATAGCAGTAACATATCTAAGTAGTCAAACAATACTAGACTCTGTTACAGTATATTCTAAAATGAAAGGAAATAACAACAACGATAATGAATTACTTTAACTGTTAATCATGAGTGAAGATAGCGAAAGATTAGATCGTCTTGAACATCATATAAGATTATATAAACAAGACGTAGAAGATATTAAAGATAGCGTTAAAGAAATTAAAATGTTATTAGGTGGTTCCGCATTAAATGGCAATAAAGGATTTGTATATTTAATGAATTTAAATGAAAAAAAAATAGAAGCAATAGAATTGGAGCTTAACAAAATAAAAAATGATTTTGAAACCGCTAAGTTTTGGGGACGCGGAGCAACAGGTGTGGCTTTCGTAACATTAGGTTTAATTATTAAGAAAATATTAAGTTTATAAATTATGTTGATAACTGTAAAAAGACTATATAAAGGAGAAAACTCTATAATAGGAGAGTTAAGTATTGATGGCGTTTTTGAATGTTTTACATTAGAAGATTTAGAAAGACCTGTTAAAATAAAAGGAGAAACAGCTATCCCTAAAGGAACATACAAAGTAATAATAAATCAATCTAGAAGATTTAAAAGATTATTACCTTTATTATTGAATGTACCCAATTTCGAAGGGGTTCGCATACATCCAGGTAATACCAACCATGATACTGAAGGATGCATACTTGTTGGCAAAACAAGAAGTAAAGAATATATAGGGCAGTCTAGAAAAGCTTTTGACAAATTATTTAAAAAAATGCAAAAAGCTAAAGATATAACATTAGTAATACAATCATAATGAGAGCATTAGCAATAATACTAGCGATAATTTTCGTATCATGCGGCGCTAAAAAAATTAAAGTAGATAAATTAGAAACAAAAAAAGACAGTACCGCTCAGACAGAGGTGGTTACTAGCACCATAGTTAAAAACGATAAAGCAGATTCTACCAGTGTTACCACAAACACTATAATAGAAGAACTTACTATAGTACCATTTGATTCTACAAAAACAATATATGTAAATAACATTCCTTATAAAAATGCTATTTTAAATCTTAAAAAAGCAGAAATAAAAAGCTCATATAATAATAAAAATAAAGAGTTAAATATTGCGGTTAAAGATTCTTTAAACAAAAAAACAACACAAGCATCAGAAATTGTAATAGATGACAATACCGTGTCAGAAGATAAGGATAAAGGTTTGTCTTATTTTTGGATTATTTTAATATTAATCATAATAATAATATGGCTAAGCAGACGTTAACTATTAAAAAACAGACAAAGAATATATCTAGACCCGGTATTCATTCTAAGAGTAAAACATCTAGCTTAAAAACATCGAAGAACTACAAGAAAGCATATAGAGGCCAAGGCTAAGTAAAAATACCAAAAAATAGGTAATATATAAGTTATATCAATTTAATCAAATAAAATTATGTCAGACGCTATAGTCAAAAACTTAAGTTTCGGAAAAGAAGCCAGCGATAAAGTATTTGCTGGAATAGAGAAACTAGCCAAAGCGGTTAGTTCTACATTAGGAGCAAGTGGTAAATGTGTTCTTTTAGAGGACTCAACAGGCAGACCTGTAATTACAAAAGATGGTGTAACAGTTGCGGATTCTATTATATTGTTAGATCCTGTAGAAAATATGGGGGCTACATTATTAAAAGAAGCAGCAAGAAAGACTGTTAGAGAAGCGGGTGATGGAACAACAACGGCAACAGTATTAGCTCACGCTATTTTAAAGAATGCTTATGCTGTTGAAAATCCAAATGAAAGAAAAATAAAAGAAGGAATAAATTCAGCAGTAAATAAAGTAATAGATTATTTAGAAAAAATAAGTATAACTGTTGATGATAATATGTTAGATCAAATTGCTACAATATCAACAAATAATGATACTGAGTTAGGTAGGCTGGTTGGTGATGCTTTTAGATCAGTAGGGAATACTGGAGTTGTTATGATGGAAACAACATCAAATCCTGAATGTAGTTTAGAATTAGTTGAAGGTATTCAATTTGATAAGGGATTAAAGAACATGCATTTTGTAACTAATCCCAAAATGAAAACAGCAGAATTAGATAATCCATTAGTATTATTAGTTGAATCGCAAATAGACAACATAAGACAAATACAATCAATATTAGAATACGTTATAAAGAATAACAAGTCATTACTTATAATTGGAGATATGGAAGCAATACCATTATCTACATTAGCAATGAACAAGTTAAAAGGTAACATAAAAATAAATGTTATTGATGCTCCTACGTTCGGAATAAATAGAAAAGAAATATTTGATGATCTAGCATTACTTACAGGAGCAACTGTAATCAATGAAGATCTTGGGGATGATCTAGATTTAATACAACCAGAATTACTTGGTACTTGTGTTAAAAGTATCACTAGTCAAGAAGAAACAATATTGCATATAAGCGAAACCCCAGATAGGGTATTGGAAATAATAGATGATATTAAAAAATCTTTATTAGAAAATCCTCCAGCAACGAAAGTAATAAAATTAGAAAAAAGATTAGCAAGGTTAACAGGCAGAATTGCTTTAGTTAAAGTTGGTGCTAACTCAGAGATTGAATTAAAAGAAAAAGCAGATAGAATTGAAGACGCTATTTGTGCAACCAAGGCGGCGATTAAAGAAGGTATTGTGCCGGGAGGAGGAATTGCTTTATTAAATGCTTCTCACAACATAGATACTTTCTCACTTGGTGAAGAAATATTATTAGATTCTATTAGAGCACCTTTTAAAACTATATTAGATAATGCAGGTATAGAAAATGCACCTTTAGAGGCAATATCAAAAGTAGGGTACGGTTTAAATGTTGTAACAGGTGAAACTGTTAATATGATTGAGGCTGGCATAATAGATCCATTGCTTGTCACTAAAAGTGCGTTAAAAAACGCTGCTTCTGTAGCAACTACTATATTATCAACTGATTGTGTAATTAATAATTTACGAGCATAATGAAAGCAGTTGGTAAAAGATTAATTATAGAAAAGGTAAAAGAAGGCACTACTGAAACAAAAGGGGGTCTTCTATTGGCTAAAAAACATAGGGAAGATATTAGATATATAGAAGCTAAAGTCATTAGTGTTGGCGATGAAGTATTGGGAGTTAAAGAAGGCGATAATATATTTTATGATAGGCATAACGGGCATAAAATAGAGTCCGGTAAAGAAACTTATTATGTTATACGCCTAGATGATGTTGTGGTTGTATTATGAGTCGTTTAGAGCCATCTGATATTAAAGAATTAGGTTTGCTAAAACATTATAGAATAATACGTAGATGGGCGTGTAGAAATAATGATTTAACCGATGCAGATTTGGAATTACTTATTTATTTCGATTGCCTTGAGTTTTTTACAAAACAAGATTATAAAATAGGTACTTATGCTTACAGTTGGGACAATAAGCGCTGGAACAATTTATTAAAAGAAGGGTGGATAGTGGTTTGGAGAAACAGAAACCATACAACCCAAAAATACAATATATATAAAGTTTCATTTAAGTGTAAACAACTAATAAGTAGAATGTACCGTATAATGCTTGGAAAAGAAGATATACCAACAAGTCATAGGAATTCAATAATGAATGGTAAAACCTATATGGATAATCTTATGATAACAGCAATAAACAATGTTAATAAAGATAACACAAGGAAAAGATGAGTAATAAAAAAAATAGTCCTGCAAAACAAATAGGATTTAGTGGTTTTGGATTAGGAAATACATTTGGAGGACCTGGCTTGAATATAGGTTTTCAAAATCAAAACAGAAATTTTCAAAATCAAAATAGAGGTGGCTTTTTTGGTAATTTACCTAATTTTACATCTGATATTACTGGCTTAATGGATCAATTCAAACTTGCAAAAAATAGAAAAATGCAAGAGCAAGATAGAATAAAAGCAGCAAATATTAGGAACCAATCTTTGCAAAAGCGAGGGTTATTACCTCCAACTGCTCAACCACAAACACCTTTAGTTCAAACAAATAAAAATAGCATGGAGTACAATAATATAAGCCAAAAAGCTTTTACTAATACGGACAATATAAAAGGTATGATGGGTGAAATAGTGCCAAATACTTTTAATAGAAAAGTAGGAAGCAGTCCATTAAAGCAGGAAATGGATCCTATAATGGACCCTATGATTGACCCTATGATGGACGCTCCATTAACACCTCCAAATAGAATTAAAACACCAATAACGCCACCTTACGATTTAAACAACTATTAATTATGAATTTAAACACTAGAAAACATCCAATGACAGTTCACGACAGAGAAGCTAAATTATCCGGAGTCGGAGCTAATGCAATATGGAATGGCCCATTTGATACTACCGCATTGCCAAAAGGCAAGGGGGTCAGTTCAGGTAAAGATGGCATTATATTTAATAACGTTAAACCTGTTTGTGATCCAAGAGCAATTACACAGCGAGCTAAAGGAAGATACTAAAATAAAAAAAATATTAAAATAAACAATAACCAAACCTAAAACTAAAAACAATGTTCAAATTTATCTCAATTGCTACTACAGTTAGTGGCGCACAACCAATTCTTTTTAATGTAGCAGATATAACAGCGGTATCTTGGCTTACTGCAACTACTTTTGCTATTTACACAGGTCCAATAAGATACGTATTTACTACAAGTGCCGGCGGTGCATCCAGCACTGTTGCTGCTGTAAATACCGCTATTTTTACTCAAGGTCCAACTTTAGTTTCTGTTGCAATTCCTACCGGAGTTACTATTTCTGCTTTACCAGTAGTAGCAGCTATCCCGGTTCCAGCATAATATTAATTTAAATTCCCTATAGATGTATTTTTATAGGGAATTTAATAATACTTACTGTTTATATGTCTTTTAAGATGAAAGGATTTCCATATAATGTGGATAATACCCCTATTTATAGTACCGATATGGACGATAATATTTTAGGTATGGCGCAATCTAATGGAACTATACTAGTGAATAAAAATATATCTCCCTTAGAATTAAAAAAGAATAAAACTATATCACATGAAAAAGTACATATAGATCAAATGAAACGAGGAGATTTGGATTATACTGACTTACATGTTATTTGGAAAGGCAAAAAATATCCCCGCTCTAAAATGAAAGAAGGAGCAAAAAATCTTCCTTGGGAAAAGGAGGCTTATAAAAAGCAATAAATACGCGTAATAATAATAATATATAACTTTAATTTAATATATTATGAAAAAAGTAATCTGTATTATCGTATTTTTAGTTTTTAATTCTTATGTTCAAGCTCAAAAACTTACTAAGGATTTTCTTGTAGGAACGTGGGCTTCTGAAACTGTGCAAATAGATTTTTCTATCATAAACAATAATGAACTTAATGTTGTGTCATTTTCTTATTTAACTGGGAATTACTTTAAAATATTAGGTTACCAATTTGATAAAAATAATTTTTATTTAAACACATTACACGAACCTAATAATTGGGAGGCTTTAGGTAAATTTATAATTGTGGATCAAGATACAATGGTTGCTAACTATGTTAGCGATGCTCCCGGTACCGTAATTTATAAAAGACTAATAAATAAAAAATAAACAAAATGGCATATAAACAAAAACCTGGCAGAGGTAATAGTTCAAAAACGGGTAATGGATTACCTAGCCCACTAAGACAAGATGGAGGTATCGAACTTACTGAAAAATACACTAAAGGTGTAAAAAATTTAAAAAAGAAAAGAGAAGAAGGTAAAACAGATACAGGTTTAAATATTGATAAAACAACTGGGGTTGCTACAGCTAAACCTTATGAAAAAAAGTTTGTTCCAAATAAAGTAACAAAAGGAGCTAGCATTATAAGTGGTGACAATAAAACTGTTGCTACTGCTACGTCTTACGGACAAGGTAAAGAAGTTGAAAATTTGCGTAAAAAATTTGTTAGTGATAGCGCCTATACTATGAGTAGAAGAAATAAAAGTGCTGAATTATATAATGCTACAAGTGGCGGTACAAAACCTGATAATTTAAATTCTAGACAAATTTCTTCTTTGGTAAAACTTAATAAAGCTAAAAGAACTAGATAAATGAAAAATCTATCTCTAAAAGGTTATAAAAAAAATAGCCCTGATAAAGATAGACCTTATAATGTAATACCTAGCGGGGAAATTACCATGGAAAATGTGGAGTTTCCCGTTTTAGGTATAGATAATAGAGGTAATTCAAAAGTAATGAAACCAGGTAAATATTATAGTTTTCCAGGTAATATTGTATTAGAGATACCTATGAAGAAATCAACAATATATAATAGAATATTTAAAAAATAAATTATGGGACAATATGGTAATCAGCCAGACTTTGGAACAATATCACAAACATTAAGTGCCTTTCCAACAAATGCAGACGCTCCTTCGGCAGTATATATTGGTGCATTCACAGATTCAGGCACTGCTGCTTCTATTACTGTTAGATTAGTAGGGAATAGTACTGATACTACATTTTCTGGACTTAATGAAGGCACATTTTTACCAATAGTGGTAACAAGAGTTACAAGTGCTGTAAATATACCAGCAGCAAGTATAATATTGTATAGATAAATAAATAATTAAATTAAATTAAATGGAAAACAAAATCACAAAAGAACAATTAGAGACTATTGTTAATCAACAAAAAGATATGAGTACGCTGTTATCTAATATAGGGCTACTTGAATCGCAAAAGCATGGATTTTTGCACCAAATTGCAGAAGTAAATAAAAGGGTGGAGGAATTTAAAACGGAATTACAAGCACAATACGGAGATATTAATATTAATATTGAAGACGGGTCTTATACTTATATAGATAAATCTGAAAAGGTTAAATTAGAAAAAGTTGAATAATGAATTCTATTATTAGAAAAATAAGTATAGGTACAGACTATAAAAACGAAGCAATGCATTACTCTGTAGGCCAAAACGTTTATGGAGGTCATGCAATATGTAATATTATATTCGATGATAGCGATACTTCGTATAATATATATATTAAAAAAGAAGATGAAGTTATGCCATGGAAAAAGTTTAACTCTAATATGGCTATTTCAGTTGAATATGATTTAGAATATTAATGAGAAGTATATTTAGTTTTATTGTAAAGCCTTTAGGCGAAAGATATAACAATAAGGTTAAGATTGCAGATAAAGAATTAATAACTAATACTAAAATTGAAAATTTTAAATCTGTAAATAATTTAGCAGAGGTTATCGCAACCCCTTTAGCTTATTCAACAGATATTAAAGTTGGTGATATAGTTGTAATTCATCATAACGTTTTTAGAGTATTTTACGATATAAGAGGTAATAAAAAAAATAGTAGGTCCTATTTTATGGATAATTTATATTTTTGTGATATAGATCAAATATACTTATATAAGAATACAGGTAAATGGAAAGCATTTGGAGACAGATGCTTTATTAAACCAATTAAAAATAAAGATCATTTAAGCGCAGCTAAAGAGCAAAAGCTTATTGGTATATTAAAATACGGAAATAGTTCCTTAGAAGCGCTTAAAATACACGAGGGAGATCTTGTTGGATATACTCCTTATGGGGAATTTGACTTTGTTATTGATGGGCAAAGACTTTATTGTATGAAATCTAATGATATTGTAATTAAATATGGACATAAAGGAGACGAAACAGAATATAATCCAAGCTGGGCACAAAGCGGTTATTGAATTAATTAAAGTTGCAGAGGAAGCTATATTAGATAATGGAGATGATGATTTATCCGCAGATAAATTAAAAAATGCCGCGGCAACAAAAAAATTAGCAATATTTGATGCTTTTGAAATTCTAAGCAGAATACAGGATGAAACCCGCATGTTAGAAGAAGAAGATAAAGACACTACAATAAAGACTTTTAAAGGTTTTGCGGAAGGGAGGTCTAAATAATGTACGAACAAACACTTTATAAAATACTTCCTAACTATATAAAGCCCTCGGTTATTAAACAACAAAACCGATATAATAGATGGAAATATGGCTATAACAAGGAGCATGATTTAGTTATTATAAGTAAAACGGGTAAGATTGGAGAAATTTACGAGATACAAAATTTAAAGATAGCTTTACCTTTAATTGACGAATCTTATAAAAGAGCTACAAAAAAAGAAGAGCAGTATTGGGAACAATTAAAAATACCAAAAGAAATTGAAAAAATAAAAAGTGTATTTGATTGGAACAAATATCCAGATTATTTCAAGGAAAAATGGTATGATTATATAGATAACGAGTTTAAATACAGAGAAGAAGGTTTTTCTTTTTATAATAATGGAGTTCCAACATATATTACTGGCTCACATTATATGTACTTACAATGGAGCAAGATTGATGTTGGTGCTCCAGACTTTAGGGAATCAAATAGATTATTTTTTATATTTTGGGAAGCTTGTAAAGCAGATCCAAGATGTTATGGAATGTGTTATTTAAAGAATAGACGTTCTGGATTTTCCTTTATGTCATCTGCTGAATTAGTTAATCAAGCTACTATATCAAGTGACTCACGATTTGGAATTTTATCAAAAGCTGGAGCAGACGCTAAAACAATGTTTACCGATAAAGTTGTTCCAATCTCTCTTAATTATCCTTTTTTCTTTAAACCCATACAGGATGGTATGGATAGACCAAAAACAGAACTTGCTTATAGAGTACCTGCTTCAAAGTTTACAAGAAGAAAGTTAGATAGTCAAGAAAATCCTGAAGAACTTGAGGGTCTTGATACAACAATAGATTGGAAGAATACAGGGGATAACTCCTATGATGGTGAAAAACTTAAATTACTAGTTCATGACGAAAGTGGTAAATGGTTAAAACCTGATAACATATTAAATAACTGGAGGGTTACTAAAACTTGTTTAAGATTAGGTAGTCGGATTATTGGTAAGTGTATGATGGGTTCAACATCAAATGCTTTAGATAAAGGAGGAGACAATTTTAAAAAACTATATTATGATTCAGACGTCACGAAAAGAAACCGCAATGGACAGACTAATTCAGGATTATATAGTTTGTTCATACCTATGGAATGGTCGTACGAAGGATTCATTGATACTTATGGCTTACCTGTCTTCGACACTCCAAAAACCCCAATTAAAGGAATCGATGGAAACGAAATAGATTACGGCGTTATTGAGCACTGGCAAAATGAGGTTGATGGTTTAAAGAATGATTCTGATGGATTAAACGAATATTATAGACAATTTCCAAGATCAGAACAACATGCCTTTAGAGATGAAACAAAACAATCTTTGTTTAATCTTACAAAAATATATGAACAAATTGATTATAATAATGACCTAAGAAATACTAATGTATTAACCAGAGGTAATTTTCAATGGGAAGGTGGTATACAAGATACAAAAGTTATATTTTATCCAAGTAAAGATGGTAGATTTTTAGTGTCGTGGATTCCTCCTTATCATATGCAAAATAATGTTATATTAAAAAACAATATGAAATGGCCTGGTAATGAACATATTGGAGCATTTGGATGTGACCCTTATGACATATCAGGAACAACAGATGGTAAAGGTTCTAAGGGGGCTTTGCATGGTAGAACAAAGTTTTCAATGGACGATGCTCCCAGTAATACCTTTTTTTTAGAATATATATCAAGGCCTCAAACTGCTGAAATATTTTTTGAAGATGTATTAAAGGCTTGTGTATTTTATGGTATGCCAATCTTAGCAGAGAATAATAAACCAAGATTATTATATCATTTTAAAAGAAGAGGATATAGAGGATTTTCAATGAATAGACCAGATAGGCCTTTTACTAAATTGTCGCCTACAGAAAGAGAAATCGGAGGAATACCTAATTCATCTCAAGATATAATACAAGCACATGCCGCGGCAATAGAAACAGAAATAGAAGACTATATTGGATTAACCGAGAACGGTTATGGCACAATGTATTTTCAAAACACATTAGAAGATTGGGCAAGATTTGATATAAATAAAAGAACTAGCCATGATGCCTCTATTAGTTCAGGTCTAGCAATAATGGCTTGTAATAAAAACAAATATACGCCAACTGAAAAAAGAGAAATAGTGTCTGTTCCATTAGGTTTTAAAAAATATAACAATCAAGGAACTACGTCAAAAATTATTAAGTAAATGAATATATACACAAATCCAAATAGCGCTTTCCCTAGTCAGGTTGTAGATGATGCTACTAAGGCTTCTGTAGAGTATGGATTACAAGTATCCCGAGCTATAGAGCAGGAATGGTTTAATCAGGGAAGAACTAGTGGAAATAGATATTTAACACATTGGAATAATTTTAATAGGTTAAGATTATATGCCAGAGGTGAGCAGTCTGTGCAAAAATATAAAGATGAATTATCAATTAATGGTGATTTATCTTATTTAAATTTAGATTGGACACCAGTACCTATACTGTCAAAGTTTGTTGATATAGTTGCTAACGGTATTTCTCAAAAAACTTACGATGTAAAGGCTTTTGCTCAAGATCCAGAATCCCTTAAAAAGAAAATGGATTATGCTTCTTCTATACAGTTTGATATGATCAACCAACCGTTGATACAGGATATATTACAAAAAACAGGAACTAGTATAGCTAAGTCTAATGTGCCTGCAAAAGATCTACCTGAAACACAGGAGGAATTAGAGCTACACATGCAATTATCCTATAAGCAATCCATAGAAATAGCTGAAGAGGAAGCAATCAATACTATATTAAAAACAAATAAATATGATCTTACTAGAAAGAGATTAAATTATGATTTAACAACTATAGGGATTGCAGCGGTTAAAACATCGTTTAATAAATCAGAGGGAATAGTTGTTGATTATGTAGACCCTGCTTATCTAGTTTATTCATATACAGAAGATCCTAACTTTGAGGATATTTACTACGTTGGAGAAGTTAAAGCAGTAACAATCCCGGAATTAAAAAAAGAATTCCCTCATATATCAGAAGAAGAACTTCTAAAAATACAGCAGATGCCTGGTAATAGGCAGTATATTCAGGGATGGGGTAATTATGACGAAAATACAGTACAAGTATTATATTTTGAATATAAGACTTATATGAACCAAGTGTTCAAAATAAAAAATAATGAAAACGGATTAGAAAAAGTTATTGAAAAAACTGATTCGTTTAATCCGCCTCCAAATGATAATTTTGAAAGAGTATCAAGAACAATAGAGGTATTATATACTGGTGCTAAAATTATAGGGACAGATATGATGTTAGAATGGAAGTTATCTAACGATATGACTCGCCCTAAAGCAGATACTACAAGGGTAAAAATGAATTATAGTATTGTTGCTCCTAGAATATATAAAGGTAGAATTGACTCTATTGTTGCTAAATGTGTTTCTTTTGCGGATATGATCCAATTAACACATTTGAAGCTACAGCAAGTTATGTCAAAATTAGTGCCTGATGGTGTATTTTTAGATGTAGATGGCTTAATGGAAGTTGATCTAGGCAATGGAACAAAATACAATCCAGCAGAAGCATTAAATATGTATTTCCAAACTGGTAGTATTGTTGGTAGATCACTAACACAAGATGGTGAAATAAATAGAGGTAAAGTACCTATTCAAGAATTAACAACATCAAGTGGGCAAGGTAAAATACAAAGTTTAATACAAACTTATCAGTATTACCTTCAAATGATTAGAGATGTTACAGGTCTTAATGAAGCTGTAGATGGAAGTAAGCCAGATTCAAATGCTTTAGTTGGGTTACAAAAGATCGCTGCAAACGCATCTAACGTTGCTACTCGTCATATAAAGGATGCTAGCATATACTTAACAACAAGAATATGCGAAAATATATCCTTACGAGTGGCCGACTGCTTAGATAACCCTTTAACAGCAAATTCTTTAAAGCAAAGTATATCTACATATAATGTTGAAGTATTGAAGGAAATAGAGCAATTAAACCTGCATGACTTTGGTATATTTCTAGAGATTGAACCAGATGAAGAAGAAAAAGCACAATTAGAACAAAATATACAAGTTTCCTTACAAAACCAAGGTATTGATTTAGAAGATGCAATAGATATAAGACAAGTAAAAAATCTTAAATTAGCAAATCAATTATTAAAGTTAAAAAGAAAAAAGAAACAAGCTCAAATACAACAGCAACAACTAGCAAATATACAAGCGCAGGCAGATGCTAACTCGCAAAATGCTGAAAAAGCAGCAATGTTTGAGGTGCAAAAACAAGAGGCTTTAACTCAAACTCAAATACAAATAGAGCAAGCTAAATCTCAATTTGAAATTCAAAGATTACAAACAGAAGCTCAAATTAAAAAACAACTAATGGCGGAGCAATTTAATTACGATATGCAACTAGCCCAATTAAAAGTACAAGCAGACACAAATAAGTTCAATCAATTAGAAGATAGAAAAGACGAAAGAACTAAAATACAAGCTACTCAGCAATCAGAATTAATAGATCAACGTAAAAATGATTCTTTACCAAAAGATTTTCAAAATGATGCGGAAAATCTAATGAATGATTTAGGAGGCATGTTACAAATGGAATAGCCTTATTAACCAATTTTATATTATTATATTATGTCACAAGAAGTAAAACAAGAAGGAGAATTTAAATTAAAAACAAAAAAACCTTCAGTAAAAAAACTAAACAAAACAGATGAACCTATTAAGGTTGATTTGACTCAAAAGCAAGAAGAACCAATAAAAGTAGTAATCCCTAAAGAAGAAACAGATGCCATTCAAGAGCAAAGCACAGATGAAAGCATGTTACGCAATGAACAGTCCGAAGTGGGATTGCAAGAAGTGGGCGAAGGAAACCAAGAGTCCTCTGAAAATGTTATTGAAGAAATCTTTGAGCAAGAAATAAAGCAAGAGGCCGCTGGCATTAAAGAGGAATTGCAATTTCATATTCAAGAGCAAAAAGAAAATAATGTCGAACTACCTGAAAATATAGAAAAGCTAATTTCTTTTATGCAAGAAACTGGTGGGACTATTGAAGATTATGTTAGATTAAATGCAGATTATTCGAATATAAATAATGTTGCTCTATTAAAAGAATATTACAAAAGTACCAAACCACATTTGGACTCTGAAGAAGTAGAATTTTTATTAGAAGATAAATTCTTTTTTGATGAGGACATTGATGATGAAAGAGAAATTAAGCTAAAAAAATTAGCTTTTAAGGAAGAGATTTCTAAAGCAAGAAATTTTTTAGAAGAGGCTAAGAAAAAATATTATGCAGAAATTAAGGTTAGACCTGGAATTAATGCAGAACAACAAAAAGCTATTGATTTTTTCAATAGATATAACACCGAGCAAAACAAAGTGGCTCAACAACAAGAGGCGTTTAAAAAACAAACATTTAATCTTTTTAACAATGAATTCAAAGGTTTTGAATATAATTTAGGTGAAAAAAGATTTAGATACAATGTTCAAAATCCAAATCAAGTTGCAGAAACTCAGTCAAATATACATACCTTCATCGGAAAGTTTCTAGATAAAGAAGGTAATGTAACAGATGTACCGGGTTACCATAAGGCTTTGTATTCAGCAATGAATGCTGACAAAATAGCTGCTCATTTTTATGAACAAGGAAAAGCGGACGCTGTTAAACAAGTTGTTAGCAATTCCAAAAATCCAAGTATGGATGCTCCTAGAACCGCTAGCGAGCCATTTATTAATGGATTTAAAGTTAAATCTATAAGCAGTGAGGATACCTCTAAATTAAGGATCCAAACAAAAAAATTTTAACAATTAAAAATTAAAAACTATGGCAAATGTAACGCCCTCATTCGGTTCAATTAAACCGTCTCAAAAACAGCAAGCATTAGAAACAAACTATTTAAACTTTACAAATGGTAGCGGTAATGACTTTGCACAACAATATTTACCAGAAATCTACGAGCAAGAAGTAGAGAGATATGGTAATAGAACTTTATCTGGTTTCTTACGTATGGTAGGAGCTGAAATGCCAATGTCTTCTGATCAAGTTGTTTGGTCTGAGCAAAACAGATTACACATTGCATATAACAATGTAACTTGTGCTTCTGCTACAACATTAACTTTTGTTACTGGTGGTACAGGTGCTAACTTTGTAAACAACGTTATTTCTGTTGGGCAAACTTTAGTAGTTATGAGTCCTTCTACAGGAAAAGAACTTAAGGTTTATGTTACTGCATCTACTGCTGATGCGGCTACAGGGACAGGTGGTGCTACAAACCCTGCTGTTATTACAGTTAAACCATATACTCAGTTAGATTTAACCACTGGAGCTGGTAATACTGTAAACTTTGCAGGAGCAACAGATCTTAAAATCTTTGTATATGGTTCTGAATTCAAAAAAGGAACAACTGATGCTACAATTAACTCAGTAACACCTTCTTTCACTCAGTACAGTAATTCACCAATTATTGTTAGAGAAAAATACCAAATCTCTGGTTCTGACACTGCTCAAATTGGATGGGTAGAGGTTGCTACTGAAGATGGTGCTTCTGGATACTTATGGTATTTGAAAGCAGAATCTGAAACAAGATTGCGTTTTGAAGATTACCTAGAGATGTCTGTAATCGAGGGTGAATTAGTATCTGGAGGTTCTACATTAGGATCTAATCAAATCAAAGGTACTCAGGGTCTTTTCTCTGCTGTTAAAGAAAGAGGTAATGTTGTAAATAACTTCTCTGCTGCTAGTGGGCTTAATGATTTTGATTCTATTTTGAAAAACTTAGACACTCAAGGAGCTATTGAAGAGAATATGTTATTCTTAAATCGTGCAACTGCTCTTGATTTTGATGACATGCTTGCTTCCCTATCTTCCGGAGCGGCTGGTGGAGTAGCTTATGGTTTATTTGAAAACTCTGAGCAAATGGCATTGAACTTAGGATTTTCTGGTTTCCGTCGTGGGTCTTATGATTTCTACAAAACTGACTGGAAATACTTGAATGATGCATCTACTCGTGGGGGAGTTGCAACTTCATCTATTGATGGTATTCTTGTTCCTGCTGGTACATCAACTGTATATGACCAACAATTAGGTACAAATATCCGCAGACCATTCTTACACGTTCGTTATAGAGCTAACCAAGCTGACGATAGAAGAATGAAATCTTGGATTACTGGATCTGTTGGAGGCGCTTATACTTCTGACCTTGATGCAATGCAAGTACACTTCTTATCTGAAAGATGTTTAGTTACTCAAGGAGCTAATAACTTTGTGTTATTTACTGCATCAGTGTAAAAATATGGTAATATTACCCTCGTTGAATTTACGGGGGTAATTATTACCTTTTAAAAATTTATTAAATTATATTATATTATGGCAACAAAACCAACAACAAAAAAAGAATTAGAGTCAAATGAATTTGATGTAGATACAATTACTATGGAAGAAACAATTGTACCTAAAGAAACAAAACCAAAACCATTAAAAGATACTTGGGTAATTAAAGATAGAACTTATATTATAGCGGATAGTCATTCTCCATTAACATATACTATACAAAGTAGACACTCGTCTAGGTATCCTTTATTATGGTTTAATAAAGAAACAGGAGAGCAGGAAGAATTAAGATATGCGACTAATCAAAACTCTCCATTAGTTTCACAGCAAAAAGGGCAAGTAACCTTAGGGCATATTGTATTTGAAAACGGTGTACTAAATGTTCCTAAAGAAAAACAAAACCTACAAAAATTATTATCACTTTATCATCCCGCTCTAAATATTAAATATACAGAATTTGATCCAACATTAGAGGCTGAAGACGAATTAGAAGATATTGAATTAGAAATAATGGCAATGAACGCAGCTTTAGAGATGGATATTGATCAAGCAGAATCTATTGTTAGGGTAGAGGTTGGATCTAGAGTAAATAAGATGAGCTCTAAAGAAATAAAAAGAGACTTGTTGTTACTAGCAAAAAATAATCCTTCTTTATTTATAGAACTAGCAAATGATGATAATGTACAACTTAGGAATATAGCTATTAGAGCTGTTGAAGCAAACATTATAAAATTATCACCAGACAATAGAACCTTCCATTGGGGTGAAAATAATAGAAAGTTAATGACAGTGCCTTTTGATGAAAATCCATACTCAGCTATGGCAGCATTTTTCAAAACAGATGAAGGTATAGATGTTCTTAAGTCTATAGAGAAAAAATTAAAATAATACGTAATATTAATATATAGGCGGTGGCTTTGGTTACCGCCTTAATATTATAATAAATATATAGTATGGCGGTAAATGTAAATACAGTTTATAGAACTGTTTTATTAATTATTAATAAAGAACAAAGAGGGTATTTAACTCCAGACGAATTTAATAGAACAGCAGCTCAAGTTCAACTTGATATATTTAATGAATATTTTGAGGATCTTAACCAGCAACTTAGAGTACCCGGCAATGATAGTGAGTATAGTGATAGAATAAAAAATCTAGAAGAAAAAATAGCAATATTTCAAGAAATAGGAAACTGCACATATTCTAGCGGGAAATTTAGTTTGCCTACATTAACCTCTCCATATGAATTTTATAAATTAGGAACCGTTATATATAATAATGAAAAAGAAGTTCAATATGTTCAGCCAAACGAATTATTAGAGCTTAATTTATCACCTATAACAAAGCCATCGGTATATTGGCCTGTTTATTCATATAATAATTTTAAAATAACAGTATACCCAAATACTATACAAAGCAATATATCTTGTACATTTGTAAGAAAACCATTAAACCCAATATGGAACTTTACAACAGCTGCTCCAGGATTTCAGTATGTATATAATCCAATAGGATCGCAAGATTTTGAGTTACATCCAACAGAACAAGTAAACTTAATAATTAGAATATTGCTTTATTCGGGCATAGTTATTAAAGACCCGCAAATAGTACAAGCTGCAGCACAACAAGTGCAAGCAGAAAATATTAATTCAAAAAGTTAATAAAAAATGCCTACACCTAACAACGGTTTAATTACAGAAACCAATAGACAATACTACGAAGGGGCTCAAGGTTTTATAGCTCAAATAGGAACAACTCAATTTACAACTACATTCAATACAGACTTAGTCTTTGGAAGTTGGGATCCAAATGAGATCGACTATGCTTTAAATAACTTTAAATTATATACTAGCCCTACCGGACTCCCTGGCACTTTTGAAGAATATATATTAGAATATACCGTAGTCAATAATACCATAACACTTGATACTCCATTAGCAGAAGGTACTTATGTAGTGGTACAATTAAAAATATTAGATGGTGGTAATTACGGCGATAAAGATGCATTTGGAACAACTGTAGAGCAAAATTATGGTAGTTACTCTTATATTTCCTTAAATGACATTATAAATAACTTTATGGTAGCTTATGTAGGTACAGGGAAACTTATTGGAGCTGTAAAAAGAACAGATGTAATATTCCATGCAAAAAGGGGTATGCAAGAATTTAGTTATGATACACTAAAGAGTATTAAATCTCAAGAATTAAATATCCCACATAACTTAAGCGTAGCAATACCACAAGATTACGTTAACTATGTTAAAATATCTTGGATTGACCATTACGGTATAAAACATCCTATATATCCAGTTAACTCTTTAACTACAAATCCTTATGAAACACCAATACAAGATCAGCGAGGGTTACCAATACAAGATAATTTTAATGCTAATATTGAAGGTGATTCTTTAACAGAAGAAAGATGGAATGCTAACCATATATTTCCAATTATAGATGATAATACAAATTTAAATAATATTTGGTATAACGAGGATAATTGGGTGCAAGATAGATTTTTCGGTAGATTATATGGATTAGATCCTCAATATGCAAATATCAATGGTTATTTTTCTATAAATAATAGAGAAAATAAAATATCATTTAGCAGCAATTTAATTGGGAAATTAATTGTATTAGAATATATATCAGATGGGTTAGCTTATGATATGGATTCAAGAATACCAAAAATGGCGGAGGAAGCAATGTATGCATATATATTACATGCCATTATATCCCATCGCTCTACATCTCCTGAATATCTTGTTAGAAGATTACAACAAGACAAGTCTGCAAAGTTACGTAATGCTAAAATAAGACTTTCAAATATTAAATTAGAAGAAATAACACAAGTGTTTAGAGGTAAATCTAAATGGATTAAACATTAAGAAATGGCAGAATCAAAAAATGTTTTTTTAAAAAGTAAAATGAATAAAGATATTGATGATCGTCTTTTAAGTGAAGGTGAATATCGAGATGCTTTAAATATATCTGTTGGAAAATCTGAAAGTAAAAATGTAGGGTCATTACAAAATATATTAGGCAATGAGTTGCTTATAAAGCCAACCTCAAGTGGCAGTGTACCTTTTGAGTCTAATGAAAATTTAGTTTGTATAGGTTATGTTGTTGATAATGAGCGCAATAGAGTTTATCAGTTTTTAACAGATTATGCTGACCCATCCCCCTCTTTAATAAATATACCATCTACTTCAAAAGAAATGAAGGTAACAGTATATGATCCAACTAATACTGGTAATCCATATTTAACATTAGTGCAAGGTTCATTTCTTAATTTTTCTACAACAAATTTAATAACAGGTGTAAACTTAGTTGAAAATTTATTATTTTGGACAGACAATAGAAATCAACCTAGAAAAATAAATGTAGACACAGCTATTGCAAATTCCGTTGAATCTGGTAATCCATATTATACAAATGCAGAACAAATAGCTGTTGCAAAATATGCACCATTTACTGCTCCAACATTATATTCTATATCCCCTAACATAGAGACCGATTTACATTTTAATTTAACTGGACCTGGTGGATTTACAATTATAATTATTTCTAATACAGATATTACAAATTATAATATAACCGTAGGAGACCAAATAATAAGCGATCCAAATATAGATCAAGCTGATAATGTTATAGTTACAAAAATTTTAGATAATGGTGATGGCACATCTAATGTTTATATAACCGGTAATTGGCCTATTCTAGCTGATAATAAAGTTAAATTTTATAAATGCACCATGGGAACCTCTTTAGGTTCATCTAATATAAACGGCAATGATAATTTTTTACAAGATAAATTTGTAAGATTTAGTTATAGATTTAAATTTGATGACAACGAGTATTCTTTAATGGCCCCATTTACACAGCCTACCTTTATACCAAATCAAAAAGGTTATTTTGTAAACGGAGACGAAGACGCAGCTTATAGATCTACTGTATTGGAATGGATGGAGAATTCGGTAAATGAAGTTAAGTTATTAATAGAATTGCCGGATACTGGCAATAATATAGCTACTACATACAAAATAAAAAGCATTGATATACTTTATAAGGAATCAGATTCATTAGCTATAAAGGTTGTAGATACTATAACAACAACCAATTTACAGCAATCATCTCCTAATACAAACATATATACTTATACATACCAGTCACAAAAGCCAAAGAAAACTTTAGCAGAAGCAGAAACACTAAGAGTTAGCGATAAAATCCCTGTAAGAGCATTATCTCAGGAAAGCGTTGGTAATAGAATTATATATGGTAACTTTATAAATCAAAATACTCCACCCGCAGCTTTAAATTACAACGTAACCTCTGTAGAAAAAGGTGAGGCATTTACTCCTTTTGTAAGTTGGGTAGAATATCCGAATCATAATTTAAAGCAAAACAGAACATACCAAGTAGGTATTGTATTAAGTGATAAATTTGGTAGACAATCATCAGTAATATTGTCATCAGCTAATCCGTATATAGAAGACGGTGGGAGTGTATTTGGGGCATCCTCTATATTTATACCATATAAAAGTGAAACATGGGCTACCGACGTTAGAGGCTGGTTTGGAGACGAACTAGTTGTTATTTTCAACCAAACAATAGATTCTACTAGAAACGAAGGCGCGGGTACCCCTGGGTTATACGCTACGGTCTCAGGCGTAATTCCTAATAGCCAAGTTGGATTTGAAATAACAGCAGGTACTGTTAATAATACAGGTCCATATACCTATACATATACATTACAAACAACAGGGACTCCTCAATTAAATAGACCTAAGGCAGGTAATTATTTAAGAGGTAAATATAAAGACTACGTAAAAGTATTAACTGCTTCAGCTGGATCATTAACTGCTGATGGTCCAATAAATGATATATACAATTTTAATGAAGCAAGCATAGCAGGTGATTTTCCTGATATAAAATATTCTTATGCAATAAACGAATTAGGGTGGTACTCATATAAAATAGTTGTAAAACAACAAGAGCAAGATTATTATAATGTTTATGTACCTGGAATGCTTGCCGGATATCCTGTTGGTCAAACTAGCAGTACATTCCCTTTAAACGAGGACAATAATACCTGTCACTTTGTTTCTATAAACGATAATATAAATAAAGTACCTAGGGATTTATCAGAAGTTGGTCCTAATCAAAGACAATATAGAAGTAGTGTGCAGTTATGGCCTAGAGTTGAAAACGCTTTATTTGAGGCAGTTACTTCAAATAGACAATATTTTCCGGGTACTGTGCCAACTGTGGTAAATACTATTGCTCCTTCTACAGATTTAAATTTCGCATTAAACAGTGGTTCTGCTGTTGATAATATATATCAATTAGATACATCTCCTTTAATTAACAGAGCATCTACTCCAAATATTATAGGGGTTACGGGAACAGATATGGAACCTTTCTTAGGTATATTTGAAACTGATCCATTAACATCGGCATTAGATATTTTTTGGGAAACATCGACAAGCGGGTATATTTCAGATCTAAATGCAGATGTATTAACAGGATCTAATGCAATTGTTTCTTTTTCAGATTTAGATTTTATATATAGAGAAAATCAAGATTACGAAGGGTCTGATCCAAATCAAGGTGAGCCTTCATCCCCGTTTATAACAGAATGGTTTTATTTTAAAAATGCTTTTGGAGTTGAAGTAACGAGTATAGATAATATTATATTATCTGTTGTAGATTTATCAGGTGAATCAGGTGAAATTGTTTCTAATAGATTTGCGTTAGTAAGTGGGATAGACCCTAGTAGTGGCACATTAAGATACAGAATAAAAATAACACAAAGTAATTATTATTATGGCACTAATGTTGAAACAAAAGGAAGTTTTATATTTACATTTAATATTACCCATACAGTTAGTGGCACTGTTTACAATCCCATACTAAGCACTCAAACTAGTGGATTAAGAATAACAAATGTTGTTCCTCAAATATCACTACCTGTTGAGGATTCAGTTTATTATTTAACAAACGACCCGCTAGTAGGCCCAATAGTAAATGGGGTTGGTACTAATGGCAATGTTAGTACTGCTGATTTAACAGCTCCTTTAGCTGATCTTTATTGGACATTGCCTGTTAACGAATCAGAGTATTTTAGCATTAATAACTCAGCTGGAGATATAAGTATACTTACAAGTGAAATTCCTCCCGGTGAATATACTGTTAAAATGAAATTGCAAGATTCTACGTTTTCAACAGGAGCCCCTTTCCCTATACTTGGGTCATTATCAACAGAGAGAGAAGTAATTTTTTCATCTCCGCTTTTAACAGGTTGTTCAGAATGGGAAAGTGTGGCTAATACTGTAGTAGCAGAGGGGCCTTATGAATATACTGTATTTGCAACTGGATATATAAATTTATGGAAATTTTTAAGGGAGGGAGAGATAATATTAGATACGTCTGAGGTTGAATTATACCAATTTGTACAATATGATCCTTTGCTTACAACATTTGTATTAAACGGAAGTGAAGTACCTGGAAAAGGTGTAACACGAGATCCTTTAGCTATTAATTTTTATCCAAACGGAATATATAATGGCAATGGTTATTTTAATGGACCTATGCTATTGGGTTACAACCTTGTAGAAATGTACCCAGCAAAAACTTTATATTTTAAGGGCTGGGTTCGTACTAATTTAAGACCTTTAGGATTTTATGTTGACTTTGAGATTGATGGGGAAATTACTAATGTAACAACCAACGAAGTTACATCAGAGAGTTTTAGTTGCACCCTACCACTTGAAGGTGAAGAAGTGGCTTATGTGCCAAGTGTATGTAAAGAATGGACAATACAGAATACCTCTATTTTTCCTATTAGATGGAATGGTTTGCATGGCAATGGTAAAACTATAATTGGAGGTATTATACAACCAGGGCAATTTGCTAAAAGTACGGGAGAAGGGGGTATTTATCCACCAGCTAGAGACTTAAGTCTATCAGCAATGGGGTCAAGTACAGATGGAGGTTTAATTACATATACTACTTCTGTAACTTGTCCTTTAACGTAGTAATTTAAAAAAATAAGTGATTATTAATTATGTCAGCAACAATAGAGGTTAAATACTTTAATTCGTATTGGTTAAAAAAAATAAAATCAATACAGGCAGTTAAGCCAGAGACTACCGTAGAAGGAGATGATTATGAATTTAGTTTTGAGACTGATGATAGCTTTTTTAAATTTAAAGATACAAGTCTAGCCCCTGGGGTTCTTCCTTCATTTATAGGGGCGGGCCAAAAATTATCTTATACATTTTCATCAAATAATTATACATTTATAATAATAGGGTGGGAATACGATGCGATAGATGACCTATTTATAATATATTTAGATAATCAGATAACTTCTCCTAATTTTGATGAAACAAGCTCACCATATATTCCAATATCATTTGGTAATATAATGGATTTTAACTATATCCCTGGAGCATCTAAATATGTGGCTGATGAGAATGATAGAGCAGAAGACTGGTATATTGAAGAATCTAGAATTAGAGGTGGATATAATAATGTTTCAACTGATTTAGGGATTAGAGCTTATATTGTAGAAGATACGCCAAATAGACAAAGCAGAAGTAGTTCATTAATTTATTCTGGAATATTTAACTCTAGAACAGGTATAAATAATACAAATCAATTTTCTGTAGCTGAAGACATAACTAGATCAATGGATCCTGCTCAAGGAACTATACAAAAGTTATATGCTGAAGATACAAATTTAATAATATTTCAAGAATTAAAAGTAACTAGAGCTCTTATAGATAAAAATGCGGTATATTCTGCGGAGGGGGAACCTTTAACAACAGCAGGTAATACTGTTATAG